TCGTTGAGGCTCATGAATACTCCCTCTCGTGCTAACCTTAGTTTTTCGCGCATAATTACGCTTCTTTCTTCCCGTGACATCATGGCGTAACGATCCATACAAAATCCCCATAAAAAACTCCTGCCAATAGAAGATATATTATATCAAAAATCAGCAGGAGTGTCAAGAAATATTTTTAGATGTCGTTTATTTCTTCGCCAGTTTTATGTTCTTCTTGTTCTCTTTCATCTGGCGTAAGAGCTGTATCTGGCCCAATCTTTAGACTTTCCCAGTTCATTGTAGAAGTAAATGTTCCCATTTTACCACTTCTCATCTTAGTACAATTAAAAGACATAACTGCATCTTCAGTCTTCCACGTATCAATCGTGAAAGCTGCATCTGCCGCATCAAGAATACCTTTAGCAAAGCGAGCTTCACCTGTTGCATCAATTTGATACGGACTGTAAATTGGAACTTCATATTCCTGGGCCATAGACTTTAATGCTTTACTTACCTCTATCTGCTCAGTCCAGTCATACTGTCCTGCGCGAGATGGTAGGTTGGAACGTTTTACTTGGTTGATGTAGTCTACAATAACTACTCCAACATCCATTGCACTTTTTACTTTTTTATCCAACTCAGCACGAATCTTTGAAATTGTAAGAGAAGCATCATAAACTACATCTAACTGTTGAGTCGGGAGAAGCTCATAGTTAGTCTTAAGTTCGTAATGTAATCTCTCAAAGTCACGATGGTCGTGATACTCTTTCAGTTTTTCATCTGCATCGACGAAACGATTCGCCCACCAAGCTGCTACAGTTTCCCACTCCTTAACACTGAGCGTTCGCTTACGAAGTTTATCGTGAGCAATACCTGTGGCAATGGCACAACATCTTTGTAAAATTTCACGACTATCCATCTCAATGGTGAAATAGATTGCCGACTTTCCACTTTCAAATACACTATTAGCTATATTACAGCATGTAATGGATTTTCCTGCCCCGCGTCGACCCCCGACAAGAATCAAGTCTCGGGGAGAAAACTTAAACTCTTCATCAAAGGCGGTGTTAAGACCTAAGGGCAAGTACTTATCCAATTCCTCATCTGGCGGGAACAGGGAAATACGTTGCATACTTTCCTGCGGCTGTTCTAGTTCTACTTTTTCTTCGATGTCTAGAACAATCTGGTGCAGATGGGATACTGACTCTTCTGCATCTTCAAAAGAAATAGAGGAGTCAATATATTTTTCAAGAGAGTATAGAATCTCTTTTTGAGTATACTCATTCTTGAGATACTGAAGCAGCATCGAAGGGTCTGCCTCAACATCAAGTGCTTCAATGGCGAGAAGTTTATCCCGCGAAGCTGTGTCTCGGATTTCAAACTTAAGATCCTCAAACGTGGGAACTTTATGAAATTTCTGAGAATGTCCATCAATTATAGAAAAGAGGGTATGGTACTCAGTAGGAAGATAATGCTTGCGCAAGTAACTCCAGGTATCAGCATCCTGGAGCATAATAATCTGTTTGATTAATGCGCTAGATATATTCACTTATTCCCCGAAACATAAAAATGCAACCGCAGTAAATACCACGGTTGCGGAAAAGAAAAACTACTTAGGAAGCGGCCTTTTCTTTTCGAGCTGCACCGTCGTAGTCAGAAGCTGATAAGCCACGACGAGTGAGCATAGTCTTGACACCGCGAGCAGTCTTGCCGATTGCTTCTGCGATCTCTTCAACGGTCATTCCTGACACATCACCGAGGTCAGCCAAAGGATCTTCCTTAGCTCCGCCCTTAGTGTGCTCTTGACGAGGAATGGCGTCAATTTCACCTGATCGAAGAAGACTAAGAGCCTTACCACGAACAGAGTTTACAGAGCGATCAAGAGCGTCTGCAATAGCTTCAACGAACGCACCATCATTTACCATATTGATAAAAGTTACTTCCTCGTCGGGAGAGTAAGTACGAACAGTCTCAACCTTAGGAGCAGGTTTTACATGATCGGTCAATTCCATAGACAAAATCTTGCCTTGGATAGACTTGGCAGAGAAAGCTCCACCTTCAAAGTTTTCAGCGATTTGAGCATAAGTATACTCACCGCTGTTATCTTGCACAAAAGTTGCAAGAGTTGCTTCTTGATCTGCACTGAAAGCGCGGTTAGATCGTGAAGAAGCGAGCTCTACTTCGTAGCCCATCTTTCGCAGCTTGCTAGAGATAGAACGAGTAGAAGTCTCAAGCTCTTCTGCTGCATCAGCAACAGTATCTTGAGACACGGGGCTTTCAGACCCCACAAAAGCTGTCAGTTGAGCAGTGCGCTCATCCGTCCACTTGGGAAGTGCCATATTTTTTCTCCAAATAGGATTGTAAATCCGTGATTATTTCAATGCCAGAATCTCTGGCCTGTTTAGTTTTAGCGGATTCAATGCCGCTCTCATTAACGAGAATTGTTACATCTTTAGTTAAACTAGACTTTACTACATAGCCAAGATTAACGAGTGCTGTGCCTGCTTGAGCCTTAGTCTTAAAACTCTTAAGCTTTCCGGTTATACAGACAACGCCTCTATCCATAGGGACTGGCAGTACGCCAGGAGGTGTAAACTTCATATCGAAGGGAAGGCACCCATCATAGAAACCATACCAGTCTTTTTTTAACCAAGTACATAAACTCTCTGTTGCTTTTGGGCCTAATCCGGCACGCTCACAAGTGTCTGCATTTATTTCATGTAAGTAAGTAACAGTCTCAGACAGCTTCTTCGTTGCCGTTTTTCCGATTAAATGTATACCAAAAGCAGGTAACACTAAATCAAGAGGAGCTGAAGCAGAGTTATCAATCTCATTGTACAATTTTGTACCGAGCTTTTCACCCAACTTCTCACAAAGTATTTCTTTGTCGCACATATAGACTTCATCAAAGTCTGTAATATTCAGCTTCTCTATTGTTGCAGGGCCAAGCCCTTTAATCTTCAGAGTCTTTGCAAAATGCTCGATCTTCTTTTGCTTCTGCGCTGAACAGTTACTGCCGTAACAGTAGAACAAATCATTGACAACAGTAAGCTCAGTACCACAGGAAGGACATTCCGTTGGTGGCACGATTTCTCTTAGCATTTAAACTTCTCCGAAAATGTAGAATATATTATACGAAAAACTGAGGTAAAAGTCAAGAACTATTTTTTGGGATGTCTGCTCTCCGAACGATTCTCGGAATGATGTCCCCACTACGTATTACCTCTACAGTACAACCAATTTCTAGTTCCAGGGAGCGAATGTACTCGATATTGTGTAGAGTTGCCCTGCCCACGAGAGCACCTTCTACTTCGACTGGAGCAAGTAGAGCAACAGGGCTGACTACGCCCGACTTACCTACTTGCCACACAACATCGAGTAATTCTGTATGCACCCCCTCCTTCTGCTCTTTGAGCGCAAAAGCGCCGCGAGGGTGGTGGGCTGTATGTCCCATTTTTTGAAAGGCTCTCTGAGAGCGCAGGCGGTATACTAAACCATCCGTAGGATAATTAGTAGCGTCGAAGTCTGTCACTACATTGAAACCTTCATGGGCCAATGCATGCATTGCTGCTTTATAGTCTGAGTAGTCTTTTTCAAACTGGAGGTCGTAAGCGACAAAGACCAAGTCTCGAGAGCGATCTCGAAACTCTTTAATGTCTTTGACGTTTAACAACCCCGCTGCAGCATTGCGAGCATTGGTGACGGACGAGGGTAAAACTACTTCACCAGTAATCTGTACCGATCCTTTCATAGGAATAGTACAAGGTACTAGTTCTTCTAATTTTAGGGTAACATCTCGGCCTAAGTTACCGTCCCCTCGTGTCAATCCAAGTGCAAAGTGTCCATTTACATACAGTAAAGACACTGCGGCCCCGTCCAACTTTGGAGTACAAACATACTCTGTAGTATTAGGGGCGTCGTTAAGTTCAAAGTATTTTTGTAGGGAATACATTTTATACAAATGAGGCACACCGTCTGTGACGGTATGGCCCAGTGCTTTATGATTCCACTTTGCTACAAGCGCATCATACTCTTCGTCCGAGATTATCGGGTAGCCCGAGAAGTATGCGGCTTCGCATTTTTCAAAAAAATCTTTCATAATTTCTCCCACTCAGACCATATATTATACAGAAAGAAGAAAGAAAAGTCAAGAACTATTTTATGTATAGGTTTCGAACAATGTCAGAAAAGTGTTCTTCCAGAATATCTTTACTTTCTGCCAATGATAAAATTTCTGTGAGTCCTATAAAAAGTTCCCTGGAATTTTTAAAATCAATTGGCATAGCTACTCCATCGGAGGAGGGCTTCCATTCTTCTTCAAAATCGAGATAATACTTTCTTAGATGTAGGTACTCTACACCTCTAAAAGAATTTACACTTAACCGTATTTGAACTTCATGTTCTTGATTATAGTGGATTACTCGCTCATACATTGGAGGGGCTTCGTGCAGATTCATCTTCGAGTACCATTCTGTAAAACCGAAGACAGC